CCTGGTTGAAATCGAAGGTTGCTACCCGTTTGAGGTTTTGGCTGAATACGGCCCACTGTACCTTGATACGAACTTCGGCAGGCTCTTTCTTGGCGCGAGTTCGTTTGACAGGCTCTTTCTTTTTCTTGGTTTCTGTTATTTCAGGTAATGTAATCTTGGCACCTAGTTGTGTCAACACTTCTCGCATATTTGGATAAATTTGTAATAGTGTTTGATCCTTGATATGTACCAGGATGTTGGCTTCCTTCCAGTGCATGCCTTCCAACATTTGCACCCATAATGTTTCTCGCTTAGGTACAGGTATCTTTTCCATAGTTCCGCCTGTTTGATAATTCTTGATTCTGCGGAATTCAGCCCGAGCATCAGTCTTGGCAAAACCATCAGGGATGCTGGTATCAGGCTTGTAGGTGTCAGGCATACCGGTGGGCAACCCATACAATTTTTCAGCATCCAACACTGCCATTCGCATCAATGGTGCAAATGTGGTGTCAATCTTGGCCACTTGTTTGGTTCTGTCCACTTGTTCATCCAAAGTGGCACCTTGAGCAATCCAATCCAGTTTTTCATTCAATAGCATGCTAACGTGTAAATGATTCATATCAAAACTCCGTGATGTGCTCCATGAGATTCTTCATCTTGTGTGCAATGAAATAGTTCAACAGCTGGGACTTGTCTCGAACATCCTTTTGCTGTGTGTAGTTATTTATAATGTTTTTCAGGATGTCCTGAGGAATCATACGAAGGTCCACCAGTTGTTGATTGCGCTTGATGGCAGCTTCCTGAGGTGTGCCATACCAATGCGTGACATCCAGCTTCTTCCATTGCTCCAGATCCTTCTTTCGAATAGGCTTCTGACGACCACCTGTCACGAACACATCATCAGGTGACATGAAGTTGGGAACACCATCTCCCTTGTCACCCATCAAGATATGTTCCATCACAATCTCATCAATGCCTTCTGTGGCCTTCACCCACTTCTTGTGGATGGGGCTGTACTGTTTCACGTTCTTGTAACGCTGAAGCTGAGTGAAGTCATGGTCACCAGACAAAATCAACACAGGCTGAGGCTCTGCCTCCAACCCCTGCTGAACCAAATCATGGTCCTGAGTCCACATCACCAACGAAGCAATGATGTCATCTGCTTCGGCTGTGTCCACTTCCACCACGGCATACGGGAAGCTCTCAGCCAGTTCTGACTTGATTTGATTCAACGCCTCGAAAATGGCATGCCAATCAAAGCCAGAATCATCACGCGCCTTCTTTCTGTTGGCCTTGTAATGAGGGAACATCTTCTTGCGCCAGTATTTCTTGTTGTCACAGGCAATCACCAGTTGGCCAAACTCCTTGCCAAACTTGTTCTTGTAGGACCGTAAGGCGTTCACAATCATGTGGCGAATCAGTGGCGTACTGATTTCTGCATCTGTACGCCCCCGAAGCTCTGCCATCAAAGTGCTAATCGCCGTCTGTGAATAATCTACGATAATCATGTCATACCTCTTAGTCAATTCTCACGATAAGTAGGTCAGTAGTGGTTCTTCCCTTCAACACCTTGCACTTCGCCTTGATACCATCAAACCAATTCACAGTTTGATTCTTGCGAAGCTTCATCACCTCAGCCAACTGCTCCTCAGGCTTACGAAGAATCTTCTCACAGGTCATCTTGAATCCATAAATCTTGGGACCCTTCACATACAAGCTGTCCTTCACCTCAGCCTCATAGTAACCTAGGCGGCGCTTCTTGGTGTCATACACCCAGACCATGTTGGCGCCAATGATGTCCACAGGATTCTGTGACTTGATGCCTTCATGCTCTGCCTTGAAACGAATCTTGCTGGCTATCTTCTTCTTGTCCAAAGGCTTCTTCTTCCTGATGCGGAGAGACTTCACCTTGGTCTGCTGCTGTGAGATGTTGTCCATGACAGCCGAGAACGTGTCAATAATCTTTTTGAAATTTCTCTTGCCTACATAGGCATACCCTTCCACCAGTTGTTCATCCTCACCATTATAGGCAGCATACCACTCGGCAAGATTCTTGCGAAGATGTTGCTGCACCAGCTTCAGTTGAGGACCTTTCAGGTTCTTGGTGAGAATGAACCCCACCAGGTCATCTGAAGTGGGAACATCACCATCAAAGGCATCATCCATCTGTCCGTCCAGTTCAGCCAACACTGTGGACACCTGAGCGCGAATCCTGTCCTGAATATTAGGCTTGTTGCTGACCACAGCCGCCACCTTCTTTGTTGACTTCTTGTTGGCGAAGCTCATCACATAATCACGAATCAGCTGTGAATGAGTGCTGTTCAATGGGAATCCCTGCAATGCCATGCGAGCCAGGACACAGATGGTCCATCTGTACATGGTAGTGTTCACATTACCAAGATTACGCCAGGCCTGAATGTCCTGCTTGGCAGTGGCAGGGCGCATCTCACGAAGCCATTGCTCCATGTACTTCATCATATCCTTTTCTGAGGCACAATAGTTGTGCCAGTTCAATCCACGAAGCAGTTCAGCATTGTAATTCTTCACGATACCTTGCCATGTAGGCTCCTCAGAAATTACAGAAGTCTCAGAAGCAGGGGGAAGAACCAGATGAAGATTAGGCATTGCTGTACACCTCTTGGTCAAGGAGAGTAATCTTGCTGATGCTGTCCCAACGGAACGACCGCCAAGCCTTCTTCTCTAGGTCCCAGACCGGGCAAGCATCTGGACTGTGCTTGCGCTGAGACTCCTTCACTTCCTGTGCTGGCAGAAGCATCTCAACCAACGTGCACTTCATGTCACGAATAGTACCATCCGCCTTGGCGAAAGTCACCGTAACCACTGAATTCCGAAGAAGGTTACGAATGCCTTCCTTTGTGATGCCATCCATCGTCATACTGCCTCCATGTGTTTAGAGTATGTATGAAATATAACAGTTTTTGTTGTGTTTGTCAAGTATCTGTTAAGTGCTGATATTTCAATCACTTAGACTTAGGAGATTTCACGATTTTGAACCAGCTGCCAGGATTCCAGTCCATATCCATATTAGTGGTGTTTTCCACGCGGGTGGCAGGTTCTGACTTGTTGATAGCATCAGCAAAGTTCTTGGTGGGAGGTATCACCACGGGCTTGGGAGGTTCTGGTTGTTTCTTCATGGACAAATTGGCGGCAATCACCAACAAGATGGCCAAAGGATCAAACACAAAAATCAACATCAAGGTCAACAATCGTATGGCTTTGTCCAATGTGGTGGCATCATCTGTACCATACACCAGTTGTGCCACATACTTGATGGGACCTACTTCAGCTTCCAGCTTGCGTTGCCCCACGTTCAATTCTGATTTCTGTTTTTGTAATTGTTGAATTTTCTTGTTGCTTTCTGTGATGGTGGCAGTTGTAGCTGTGCGTTCACGGCGTTGGCTGTTACGAATCTGTACGGCACGTTCCACACGATTCACATCTCCCACCAGGTTGTTCACAGCAGCGTCCATTTGTTGCAACACCTGACGTGCAACTGCCACATTGTCCCGTTCCATCACAATCTGTTCATCCAACAATGTGATTTGTTCTGTGTTGGCATCCAAGCCTTGAGTGCCTTCCACATGAGCTCGGGTCAAATAACCAAAGATGCCTACACTGGTGATGAGACTCAACACCAGGATGGCTGTGATGAAATACATTCTCATCAGGATGTTGGTGTTGTTCCAGAATCGGTAGATCCAGCTGGCAGACACCAACTTGCCCACCTCCAAGGCAGCACCCATCAATCCCACGGCCACAGGAGCACCTGGAAAGATGGCAATCAAGCCGGCAATGGAGAACCATGCGGCAATGGTGCTGATGAATAATGCAGAAAATAATGTGAGAAGTATCATAGTTTAACGTGTTTTCTGTGGACCTTACACATGATCCAATCGTTATAGAATCTATCTGGGTGCTCTAGCACACCATGGAGAAATTGGAGTTTTGCCTCCATGTAATTACACTGTCCTTTGTTACCACAAAGATGAAGAATTTCACGTTGGAAAGCATCAGGTCCATGGGTCTCAACGTCATGTAACAATTCTTTGTTACTTCCATAGTAATCTCGCCAGTCAGATTCCACTCGGACTCGCTTCCGTTTTCCTTTAACAGACTTTCTTTTGGCAAAGCTGAATAATTTTTTTCCAATGTACTGTCGTCCTGTTTTTAAGTTGGTGATTCGATACACAAATCCAATGATGTTGTCAGGCACTTCAGTAAATTCTTTTTCTTCATGTAACCACATAGATGAATCCTCAATGAGACTCAACTATTTATGAAACTCCTTGACCTGAATCTTGTTGTCATTGTCAATCAAGATGGCGGTGAGATTTTCCACCCAATCTCCTGAATTCAAATAATGAATGCCAGCAATTTGTCTATCTTCTGGTTTGTGAATGTGTCCACAGATGACACCTGAACAATTGTGTTGCCGTGCCAGGCTGGCGGCTCCCACTTCAAAATCTGTGATGTAGTTCACTGCTGCCTTCACACCATTCTTGATGTCTTTGGAAATGGAGTAGTAGGGAAGGCCACGCCATGCTCTCCATTTGTTGTACCAAGTATTCAAACGAAGTGCCAGTTCATAACCACTGGCTCCAATCTTGGCAATCCACTTCCACTTGGCAACGAACACATCCAAGATGTCTCCGTGGAAAATGAAATATTTTTTCCCTTCACCCAAGTCAAGAATGTAGTTTTCTTCCACTTGTAATTTGCCAAGATGCATATGCATGAATTCATGTAGGAACTCATCGTGATTACCCCGAACCCAGACCACTGGGATTTTTCTGGAAATGTCTAACACTTTGGATATCACCTTGGTGTGTTTGCTACGCCACTTGGCACCACGTGACAGAGACCAGCCATCCACAAAGTCACCATTGATAATCAATATGTCCGTGTGATGTTCTTCCAGAAACTTCAAGAACTCCACTGCTTTACAATCTTCTGTTCCTAGATGAACATC